AGTTCCTGACAGCCCTACAAATAACTTTGCTACTATGAATCCTTTAGACGCAGACCCTGACGTAACATTTTCTGAAGGAAACTTAAAGGTAGCAGTTGGAAATTCTCCAGACGGAGGTGTAAGAGGAACTTTTGGCCTTACTTCTGGAAAATGGTATTGGGAAACATTTAATAATGATACTGGTAATGGAGTTGGCATTGGTGTTTATGGGAGTGCTGCTGCACTTAGTTCGTGGCCTTCTATTGTTAGTGGTACTCTTTATGTTACTGCATTAAAAAACATCAATGGCACAGAATCTTCATACGGTGCTACTTACACTGATGATGACATAATTGGCGTTGCTCTAAATTGTGACGATGGAGAAATTACTTTTTACAAAAACAACTCATCGCAAGGTGCTATCACTACAATACCGACTGTTTCTTTTCCTGCGTGGGCGGATGGTAGTGGCGCACAAGGTCCAAGTGCAACTATAAACTTTGGACAAGACAGTTCATTTGCTGGAGCAAAAACAGCACAAGGTAACGCAGACGGAAATGGCATAGGTGACTTCTACTACGCACCACCATCAGGCTTCTTAGCTCTATGCACAGCCAATCTACCTGACCCAGTTGAAACAATAGACCCAGCCCAAGGTGGTTCTCCTCAAGATTACTTTAATACTGTGCTTTATACTGGTGACGGTAACACTACTCAAGCAGTAACAGGTGTTGGCTTTTCTCCTGATTGGTTATGGACGAAATCTAGGTCAACAACAGACAATCATCATGTTTTTGATTCTGTCAGGGTTGTATCTGGTGTAATGCAAAGGCTATTTCCTAATTTAACAAGTGCTGAAGATGGTAATTTTGGTTCAATTAATTCTTTTGATTCAGATGGATTTACAACGGGTAATAATACTGGAACAAATCAAAACAACACAACCTATGCCGCTTGGAACTGGAAAGCTGGAACTTCATTTAGTAATGACGCTAGTTCTACAAGCGTTGGTTCTATAGACAGTGCAGGAAGTGTAAGTGCTGATACTGGGTTTAGTATTATTACTTATACTGGAACAGGTTCTAATGCTACGGTTGCTCACGGTTTAAGCGTTGCGCCAAGCCTTTACTTTGTGAAGTACAGAAATGCTGGTGGTGATTGGAAAACGTATTCAGAAGATGTTGGCAACACTTATCAGGGTTTTTTAGAAGGAACTGGTGCTTTTCACAACACTGGTGCGGCTATTTGGAACAATACATCACCAACTACTAGTGTGTTTAGCATTGGAACAAATGGTGGTGTTAATACAAGTGGTGGTAATTACGTAGCATATCTTTTCCACAGCGTAGACGGCTACTCAAAGATTGGCAAATACACTGCAAATTCAAATGCAGATGGCCCGTTTGTTTATACAGGTTTTAGACCAGCTTGGCTTTTAATCAAAAAGATTGATGGTGCTGCATCTTGGTGGTTAGTTGATTCTGTTAGAAACCCTTTTAATGTAACAAATAAATACTTGTTGCCTGATGCTACTACGGCAGAAAGTGCTGGTTCTGATTATACAACTGCTGATTTTGTTTCAAATGGTTTTAAAATAAGAAACACATCAACTGCATTTAATAGCGGAACACATATATATATGGCCTTTGCCGAACAACCCTTCAAATACGCTAACGCAAGATAAAGGAAACATAATATGCCTTGGAAACTAAGTGGAACTATAATTAGAGAAGGTCGCTCTTGGGTAGACGCTAGTGGAATAAGACACCCAACTAACTGGATGCGTTGGACTGACGATGAAAAAAAAGCAGTTGGTTTAGCTTGGACTGACCCAGTTGCTTGGCACGATAACAGGTTCTACCACGGTAGAGATAGCGATGGTAATCTAATTGATAAGAACATTGCTGATGTTAATGAAGTTGATAGTGATGGTAATCCTATTAATGATAGTGATGGCAATCAAATAGTTACACTAGGTTTAAAGAGCGTAGCCATACAGGTTATTGATAGACAAGCTCGTGGTTATCTAGCTGAACATGATTGGTACGTTACTCGTAACGCAGAGAAATCAACAGCTATACCTAGCACAGTTACTACATACAGAGATGCAGTGCGCTCTGCTCACACTACTATTAAAGGTAAAATAAATGGAGCTGCTAATCTTAATGCTTTCATTGCTTTGTATACTACGCCTGTCGATGCAGACGGAAAGCCAACTGGCAATGCCCCTATAGTAGATTGGCCTGATGCTATTTAGAATATTATATATTGGTTTGCTGTTGTTATGTGCGACAGCAGGGGGGGCTTTATCTGCTGACTCTAATACTGTTTCCTCCACAGTTGTCACGGACAAAGCTCCTCCAACAGCATCAGCCCCATCTGTTGTAGTTAACAACTCAGATGTTTGTAAGACTGGTGCATCTGCCGCTATTCAAACACAGATACTAGGCATAGCTAGTGGCATTGCTATCCCTGATTTAAATTGTGAGAGACTAAAACTATCTAGGTCGTTGTATGCTATGGGTATGAAGGTAGCAGCTGTGTCTACTTTATGCCAAGACTATCGTGTCTTTGATGCTATGGCTATGTCCAATACTTTTTGTCCTTTTATGGGTAAGATAGGTGGAGATGCACAAATTGAATGGCAAAAGAATTTTAATTTAATTCCTAAAGGTTCTGTTATTAAAAATTTATACACACCAAAACCAACTAAGAGAGTAAAAAGTGAAACACCTATTCAAGTTGACCCAAAGAAAGGCATTATTGGCGTGCTGCTTATGCTGCTTATTCTTTAGCGTACAAAAAGCTGTTAGCCAAACGTGCGTTGTTGATACAGTAGGACTGTGTGACCCTGCTGTTGATGTGTCTATTGAATCTGAAATAGTTACTGAAAGTTTTACTGACTCTACTGGCATTACTACTATAGAAACTACTACTTCTGTTACTACTACTACTACTGTAACTAATGAAGACTCAGGAGATATACTTTCTTCTGGCTCTGGGTTTGTTTCTTCTAGTAAAGAAGGTGATATGGATTCAGATTGGGGAGGACAAGGCCCTGCTTCTATACCCTCTGGTTCTACATGTGGAGATTTAGGCACAGATAAATGTGCTGAGATTACTGGTAGTGGTAACAGTACTAGCGTTATGGGTGTTGATGGTATGGGTACTACGTTTAAGAACACTATAAGTCTATCTAGTTTAAACATAGATAACGGTGGTAAGGTTAACTATACTATTAAGGTAAGCAAAGAAGATGCTAGTGATAGAATCTATATGCATCTTACTGGGTATAATGGTTCTACTGCTACATTCAGTGGCACTGATATTCTTTCTGAGTCTGGTGTTAACAGTGGCTTTGCTTCCTATGCTGGTGGTTTTAATTTTGGTGGGAATCTAACTAGTCTTATCGTAGAGATAGGTGGTCGAGATATTAACTTAGCTGTCGGCCCTATGTTCGATGATGTAACTGTGAATGTTTTATACAATGTTGTTAATACTATTATTACTCAGAGCATTACTACTATAGAAACTTTTATTGCTTTAAATATAGGTGTAGGTGATGTTGTTATTGATATAGCTGAAGATATATTTGAACATAACGATGTTATCGAAGTAGATGGCATTACTATAATTGAGCCAATGAAAGGACCAGAAGATGCGACTTACGATTCAGTTGAACTTGAACTCGATTCGCCAGTTATTGAGGCGATTGATATTAAAATGGACACGCAAACCCAAGGAGGAGATACCAATGTATATGCAGAAACCAACCAAGAAGCCAGCGTCGAAGCCGAGCTTGAAGCCAAAGAAGAGCCTAAAGAAATCGTCGTCGTTAAAGTCAAAGCCGTCAAAGAAGAAGTAGTTAAAGTTGCTGAAGTAGTTAAAGAGGAGGTGGAGGTTAAAGAAGAGGCTGGGGAAGAAAAGCCAGTTAAGAAAGCAGAGGTTAAGAAAAATACTAAGCAGCAAAAACAAAAGGTTGCTAACAAAATAGTAAAAGAGATGGGTTCTAAAGGTAGGTATGATGATGCCAACCAATTTAAAACCCTAATGATTATGTCTGTCCTCGCTGATAACAAAAGTTTCTTTAACAACCAGACTGCATTAGTTGATACTGTAAAATTATTTTCCAATGATACAATACCTGATGGTGTTATTACTGATAACAACATGGCTTTATTTTTAATGAGGTATGGTGCTGACGCGTCAATGACTGCGTTAGTAGACATACAATATAGATAGGAAATAATATGGTTAAGAAAAAAGGACTATACGATAACATGAACGCGCGTAAAAAAACTGACACATCACGCTCAAAGAAAAACAGTACAGTGACTGACAAGGCTTACTCTAATATGAAAGCTGGCTTTCCTAAGAAGAAAGGTAAGTAGTATGTATGAGTATGCAGTTAAGAAAATAGTTTATGTAGTTGATGGTGACACAGTAGACATAGAAATAGATTTAGGTTTTAATCTAACTAAAAAAGAACGTGTGCGTCTAGCTGGGATTGATACACCTGAGAGTAGAACTAGAGACTTAGCTGAGAAAGAACTAGGTCTTAGAGCTAAAGATTATCTAAAGCAAATGCTAAAAGATTCTAAGAATTTAAAAGTACAGACATCTAAGGATGGTAAGTATGGTAGAATGTTAGGTTGGTTTTATGATAAGGAATTAAATATTAATCTAGATATGGTTGAGAATGGACATGCTTGGGCATATGATGGTGGCACTAAGGTTAAGAACTTAGAAGATTTAATTGCAATACAGGAACAGAACGATGAGTCTATTAAAGAAACATAAGAACCCTAAGGGTGGATTGAACGAAGCTGGTCGTCGTCATTTTAAAAAAACAGAGGGTGCTAATTTAAAAGCACCTGTTAAGTCTGGTAAGAATCCAAGGCGTGTAAGTTTTGCTTGTCGGTTTGCTGGGATGAAAGGGCCAATGAAAGATGATAAGGGTAAGCCAACTCGTAAAGCATTAGCATTAAGAGCTTGGGGATTTGGCAGTGAAGGTGCGGCTAGTAGTTTTTGTCAGAACAATAAGAAGAGTTAGGTATGGCAGAGGTAGAATTTGCAGGGGTAAAGTTTACAGGCGGCAAGATGGTTGCTTTGATTGTAAGCTTGAGTACTCTAGGTGGTGGTGCGTATGGTGTGTTCGAGGCATACAAACAATTTACTGACATGCAATCTGCTATCTCTGAGTATGTAAGTCCTGACTTATCCCACATAGATAACCATATGACTATGGTATCTGGTGAGTTGGGTGTAGTTGAGGCTGAGTTTGTTGCTCTTAAGGAAGCTGATTCTTTAATGAACGAGCTAGTTAGGGAGCAAGTTAATTCTATTAAAAGTACAGTAGCTGAGTTACAAACACAGATACATGACCTTAAGATAGAGCAGAAGGTTGACTTGTCTGATATGTCTTCACGATTAGATAAGGATATAGAAAAGCAATCGAGAAAACTTATTACTAGTGTTGAACAAATTACTAAAGACTTAAACAAAGTAATTAAATCTACTGATGACCAAGAGATTAGAAACAGGTCAAGCATCAGAGACACAGACTTATTGTTGCGCGGTAATGTTAAAACTATTAGGGATATTATATCATCGTTTGAAATTAGAATGGATGCTAAGCTAACTAAACTAGATGAAAAAATTGACAGCCTCGAGGAAAACCTAGATAAGAAGATACAAAGAGCATTAATCAATCCATTACTCGGAGGATAATATGGGATTATTAAGTACACTTGTTGGGCCAGTCACTGGCATCTTAGATAAATTCATAGAAGACAAAGACCAGAAAGCTTTACTTGCTCATGAGATTAGCACAATGGCTGAGTCACATGCTCAAGAAGCAATGCTTGCACAGTTAGAGATAAACAAACAGGATGCAAAAGGGAACTGGTTTCAATCTAGCTGGCGACCAGCTACTGCTTGGGTATGTGTTCTTGGATTCCTTGTAAATTTTTTAGTGTCTCCTTTGTGCGCTGGGTTTGGTATTGATATACCTCAAGCTGATACAGGTACTATGCTTCCTGTGTTGATGGGGATGTTGGGGCTTGGCGGTTTACGTTCATTCGAGAAAACAAAAGGATTAAACAAATGAGTTTTAGATTATCAGATAGAAGTACAGCTAAATTAGATAAGGTTGATTCTAATCTAGTTGCTTTAGTAAAGATGGCTATCTTAAAAACTAAGGTAGATTTTGGTGTGATATGTGGGTTGCGTACTATCCAAGAGCAAAAGCTATTGGTTGATAAGGGTGTGTCACAAACTATGGATAGCAAACATATAGCTGGTAGGGCGGTAGACCTTATGGCTTATGTAGGTAGCCGAGCATCATGGGAGTTAAACTTGTATGATGATATAGCTGACAGTATGAAGAAAGCATCTCAGTTAATTGGTGTGCCAGTACGCTGGGGTGCGGCTTGGCACATCAAAGATATTGCTGAGTATGAAGGTACAATGGAAGAGGCAATGAATGAGTATATAGATTTGCGTAGGTCGCAAGGTCGTCGTCCTTTTATTGACGGCCCTCACTTTGAACTTGCTGGTTAAATTTTTTTACCAGTTGGTATACTCTTGACGGACTTATATTAAATAGTTTGCCAACACTTTCCATCGTATGCCTGCCCCCACAATGGGGACAAGCATCCTGATAAGTCTCTGCAATTTTTTTATTACGAGACTCTTTTACTCTACCTCGACCGCTCATTAGAATGGTATCACATCATCTATGTCGGTGCTATCTTTAGGTGTAACCTGTGTTCGGTCTGTAACCTGTAAGCTAATCATATTAAGTCCAGCATCTGTAGTTTTTTTCCAAGCTGCAACTTTTTTATTCTCAACAAAAGTACCTGTATCATCTAGTGGGCCTGAGTAGTTAGGCTTACCATTAGATGTATCCTCTTGCTCGAACATGATACCCATCTTCTGATAAATTCTTAACACACGCTGTCCTGATTTGGTAGTACCAGCTACATAGATAACATCAGTGTCAAGTCCATCGACATTAATCTTACCTGTTAGTACCATCTTCTCTTCTTCATAAGGTGGAAAGCCTGCGCCTCTGTTTGTGTTGTCGTATTCGCTCATTAGAATTCTCCTAAAGTTGATATTTTGCCATGTTTAGATGGAATTGGTTTGTGTTTAGCTGGTGCTTTACTAGCCTCGTTGCCATCGTCATCTTCTGGTGCAATGCCAGCCATTTGCAATAGACCATAGCGTCGAGCATAAGTTATAGCTGAGCCTAGTCCTTGCATAGTCTGCTTCTCTATAACTAGATAGACTTTAGATTGGAAAGCCATACCAGTTACATGAGTAATGTTAGTACTGACATAGTCACCAAACTCATCACGACCTGATGGTTGTGTAACAGTAAAGCCATTGTCATTGAATGGTTTAAGACACGCATCATACACATTACCTAAGTCAGCATAGCTACTACGGAAATGTGGATTGGTTGAGTTCTTAATAGCTTTACCCATTGCTTGTTGTGCTTTGACATAGTCCTCAATAGCTACTTGCTTCTCACTTTTATTTGCCATCTTTAATTCTCCTTTTATTAGATTTAGTATACGTTTTCTGAAATTGTTAATGCGCCACGTTTGTTGCGCTTAACGGTGAGCTGGTCATTGTGAACTTCACGCTCATCTAATTTAACCAGTGATTTTAATTCCTTCTTAGCTAGCTCAAAGTTTTTTGCATGTTCTTTGTTCATTAAGTAATCTTTAGCTAACGAATTAAAATGATTGTCGGTTGAGGCATTACGTTTCTTCATGCCATCAAGTGGTATCTTATCTGTATTAACATCAGCCTCTTCAATATTTTCTGGTGGTATATCTTTAGTTACATATTCCCAGAATCGAACAACTCTTTCTACTAGTACATTACGATACTCTTCATCTGCTGAAACTATAGTAGCTTTGTACCCTGAGTTGCCGAAGATACAAGACAACACACATTCATTGATACCACTGATTGCCATGTAACACTGCATCTGTGCCATGTATCTTTCTACTTGTTTATCTATATTGGTAAACGCATTGGTATGCTTGCACTCTACTATAGCCTCATGACTCTGTGAGTTAACAGCTAGTGCATCGAGCGTACCTTTAATTGGAACACCAAACCAGTCTGCTGTGTATGGTACTTGAGTTTCGTGTGGACTCCAATCGGTGTTTAGTTCTAACCAGTTTAGATTAAATGGTTCTGTAAATACACCTAGCTGCACTTGAATCAAATGACTTAAATCATCTGGTTGTTTTCTTTGAGTCTTGGTTAACCAAAGGTCATGCCAATCATTACTCATTATCTTGGCGCAGTCTGAACCGCCAATAAATCCATGTCTTATCATTGTACTCTCCTGTTTTTATTATACATTATTCGTGGATAGTATCAACCCTGTATTTTTCAAGGTCGTCGTTAGTAATGCTAGTATAAGAGAGGAGCTTATCTTTTAGGACACCCTCTCTTAGATAGCTATCTGATATTGGCTCACCATTTTTGATGCGCCTCTCTGTAATTTTTAGTGGGTCTAGTGAGAACTCACCTGTAGGATTAGGTGGTGTATCAACTGCTGATTTCTTAGCGGCATCGATGAAGGTCTTAATAGTAGGCCAAGTGCGCGCACCATGACTCGCTCTTATCTTACCTTCTATTCTTTCTAAGAGTGAGGATAGTTGTGTTGGTGTGACATGGCCTGCAATATTTGCGTTCACATCTTTGACAATTAGCATGAGTTCCTCACGAAGGGAATCATTATCCATCTTAGATGGGGCCTCATACCTACGGAGAAGCTTCTGTACCCACTGTCCGATAGTTTTTGTACGTTCGTCAAAGGTCATGTCATTTGTCCTGTGCTGTGAGCTGGTTTAGAGGGAAGCTAAGAATATTATCTAGCACTTGTGTATTGGTTTCTTCCTTGAGGTCATCGAAGTCATCTTCCCAACGCTCACCATTTAGCCATGTAGATGCATGAGGTATGTATTTCTTGAGGGTGTTGTTGGATTTCATAGCATCAGCGAAAGCAAGCGCACCAGAAATTATATCGTACTTGTCTGCTGTCTTGCATGCTTTGAAGAAAGCATAACGTGCTGTCTTTTTCTGCACATGCTTGGGGTATACTTCCCAGAACCTAGTGAAGTCGAACTCACTAGGTGACAGTGTGTCACCCAAAGAGTTTAGTTCTTTATTGTTAGTATAAGTAATAATCTTATTCTCTTTGTGTGACTGTGTGTCACTACTCTCATCTGTCATTGGTGTTCTCCAGTGGGCAAGTTAAGTCATAGAGAGTGGTGTTACCCTTACATCCACGCTCTCTTGTTAAGAATTTATTTTCTTCTAGGTAGTTAATAGCTCTAATAACAGTACGTCCTGATAGCCCTGTTCTCTTTGCTAATCCTTGGATGGAAGGATAGCATACACCACCTTCATCTACATATGAAGCAAGAATAATGTATACATATTTTGCATTGGCATTATTAACTTGCGCTTTGCAAATGTTTAATGTTAGTGTTGTAGCGTACATAGGTGTCTCATAACGTCCTATAAGTATTTGTTTTTGGCTCTCCTGCCACTCAACTATAGCCCCTGCTTTTAGATATCAACTAAGGCAGGGGTTTTTTTATCCCCACTCAGGCATCATCCAGTTGGATTCAGGTTTCTTAACATCACCCTCTGGCACATGCTCATACACTGCATACTTCTTACCACTATGTGTGTGTATGTGACTGAGTATATTCATGCCATCTTTTTTAAGCACATGAATTATAGCTGCTAATCTAAAGCATCCAAATTTATCTAGTGCTTCAATGGGTGTAAGTTTATTCCCTGCTTCTAGGTAGTTCTTAACTCTCACCCTCTGTGATTCTATTGTCATGGTATTCTCCTACTATTTCCTCAAACAATTCACCGTCCATAATCACAAGCGTCTGAGGTTTGCCTGCTTTACGTTTATAGAAGGCAATGTCTTTGCCCTCGAGTACTGTGAAGGGGCTAGGGAAGTTAGACTTATCCCTGTATTTTACTTCACCTACTAGTTTTCGTCCCACCATTGCGAGGTGGATGTCACCTGACCACTCACCTCCGAGCGCACCTGAGAGGGGGACGCGGTAGTTTTTGATGCCGATTTTTTCGAGCCATTTGCAGAACCATTTCTCGTGGTAAGTTCCCTTTGACTTATTCTTGTTTGCCATGTCTCCCTTTCGTAACAATCTAAACAGATGATGTAATGTTTCGTTGGCTTATAACTATGTAGTATAGCAACAAACCATTCTGTTTTAGTATAGCAAGCATCGCACGTACCTGTGCCTGATTCCATCTTACCTTTTAGTGACTTCGATTTTGCAACCAAGTGCATCAACCCAACACGACAGCATGAACCCACTTGGTATACGCTTGTGTTGCTCCCATTTGTGTACCAAAGAATTACCTATGCCAATGATGTCGGCTAAATCTTCTTGGCTAAGTTTCTTTTCATGCCTGTATATTACAAGCTGTTCAACCATTGCTTTGTATTCATTGTTCATTTTTAATTTTACATTGAGAGTTAATCTTCTTGGGTTCAGATAATCCAGTAGCCCAGTTCTTAGCTAATCTATCTAGAGTTCTACCTACTTGCTTAGCTGTTGCTAGTCTTATGTCTTGCTTACGCACAGCTCTATAGTATGTAGATGTTGGAAGACCAGCACGCTTAAACACCTTGTGCATAGGCAGGTCAACCCACCTATGCTTCTCCATTATCTGTTCCCAATAACTAATCATGATTCTGTTGTAGCACACACGCAGTTGATTGGTCAATACTAATCATCAAGAAATTTAAATCTATGTAGAATTGTACAATAACCTACGATATCTTTAAGGCTATCTTCAGTCCAGTTCTGATGACAGCGTGCTATCTTAACCATTATCATCATCATTGCTACATCTTCTTTAGTAAAATGATAGCCTCTATTCCAGTCAGTCCACATCCTAGCAATGTCATCAAAGTTATTAGCTGCATCACCATACTCTTCGTGTCTGTCACCATACACAATACCGTGTGCTTCTTGTAAAAACTCACGTGATTTTTCAGCTTTACTATTTTGCACAGCATCTTCTAACGATATAGTTTCTTTCTCTTTTATTTGTCGTATGCTTAATTTTTCTAAGCCACTTGCTAATTTATCTAGCTCATTCATTGGATTACTCATGTCCATCTCCATTACATTTAAGGCAGAGTTCTTCTTTGTGTGAAAAATAAACCTTTGGGTTGCTTGACATCCCTGCTACTCCGTAGTCAGAGGACGTTGGGTTGTATGATGGACTAGCATAGTAGTTGTCTACCATACCAGTGCCATCACACTCATTACATTTAATTATGCTCATAACTTTCTACCTAATGTGTGCCAGTATTCAGTGTCCATTGCTTTAGCAATCATAGCTTCCCTTTCTACTGAGGTATTGTGTGGACTCTTAGACAGACGCTTGCCTGAGTTATCAGTGAAGTCAGTGTGAGTAGCCCATGATGTAAGACAATTATACAAAGACCATTTGTTGTGACCCATCCAGCTAGAATGGTCGTGATATAAACTCATCAGGTTTTCTAACTGACGCTCGTTGTTATGCCTGACTGATGAATATGTTTTCTTCTTAACTATATTAGCCTTGAAAAAATCTTCTACCTCTGTCTCATAGATACTAGTATAAGCATACTCACTCCACATTTCTTCTTTATCTTTGAAGGTCTCGTAATTGTTAAGCACATGTCTAGCTGTATCATCTATGCTTACCCTTGAGGTATGCTTGAGTCTTATCTTAGATAGTGGGTCAGCAAATGTCTGTCCATTTAGACAGGTTAATCGCAAGCCATCGGCACTAATAATGTAAGGCCAAGTACCGTCATGACTACTAAACATATTGATTCTGTAATGAGTTAGGTCATTGAGTTGAGGGGATGGGTTGATTGTTATGTCATTGAATAACACAGTAGCTTTAAGCTTACGTCCACCGTTATGTACCTTGATATCAGTAGTGTAATCTTGAGATATGTCTGAGTTATTAAGACCAACTAGTAAGTTATCAACCATCTCTTCGTAGTTGATAGGTTTGTAATTACTGCTGTGTCTACCTAGAATAAACCCTGTATCTGGATGTCTAAGTATCTTCATGTCTGGTATTGCTGTACCATCTGCCAAGTATGCTTTCTCTTCTACTACTTGGAAGTCATAGTCATGCGTAATTGTATCTAACATTGTATTCTCCTTTAAATGAATTGATTCACTTTCTAATTGTATCTTATAGGTGTCGCTCTCGGGGGAGGCATCCTCCCTTTGGTAACAGTACTTGCAACAGGACTGTGAAGGTGCCAGCTATAAGCCGAAACCCTCACCTATCAGTAACACGCCTGCAACGATAACGCATAGAGCTACAATTCCGATTAAATCTTGTGCCATCAGTCTGTCCTTTTGCTGTGAGGTAGACCCGAAAGCCTACCTCGATAAAGTAAGTATGCTATGAAGCATACCTTTCTTTGATTTCTTCTATCTCATCCTGAGTTAGATGAGTAGTTCGGGCTTTAGATGGCGCGTTGGCCTGCCATTTCTCGCCATGTAGTTGTTCGAATACAGACTGGTCGGCATCGAAGTCATCTTGGGCAACCGCAACAATCTTTTCGGAGAGGTCAATCCAAGTAGCTAGATTGAGGATGGCTTTGTCATCGTTGTCTGCGATTGCAGCTGACATCTTAGTAGCCTGCTCATGTAGTCTTTTCTTAAAGAACTGAAGACGATTGTTACCTGAATAGATAGCGTCGGAAGCTCGCTTTTTGTTTAGGTAGTCGTCTTGCTGTTCAGAACTTGTTGAAGAGTAAGTTGCTATTGCTAGTTTATGTTTAATTAAATCTTTCATGTTAATCTCCTGTTATACGCGAGGGAAATTCCTCGTACTTAGACTTGACAGCCATATCCTATCTGGCCCAGCCAACAGATAATATCTAGCGTGGTTAAATAAATAGGCATTAAATAAACCACGACCTAGCCACAACCATCGGACAAGATAAACTGACGAGGGTCTATTCAATAAAGGATGCCCACCAAAGGTGGAATAGCATCCGCACAAGGTCGTGTATGGATACGTCCGTTTCTCTTTTCTGACCAGATAGGATATGGCAGACAAGACACGAGGAATTTCCCTCGCGATATGACAGGAACAGATTCACATAAGAAAGATTTCATTCAACATAAACTTCTCAAGCAATAGTGACTTACTCTTCGACAAGTTATGAACATTTCGGCAAGACATTACCTAGACAAAAAGCGAGCTTTCGTAAGCCTGTAGCATGAAGGTAACAATCGGCTTCGTGAATAAGAAAAGACGGAATGAGTAGGCTAGTGTCAGTTGCAAGAGTAGACAGGTCGTGACAAAGCCATCCTCGATATAGGTACTGACCTCTCGAGATTGTTGTGGTTGGTTAAGATGGCTTTGAGGTGACTCTATTTGGACAATTCATGGTGAGAAATGACAGAGCCAGCGAACTAAAGGCGGAACTACGAGGCTGATTCTGGGTGAGATAGCAGTAATAAGGTGCTTCTTTAGCATACTTATGACAGTAGTTTGATTTGTGAGTTGACACGTACATTTGTAACAAGCTATCTGTGAAGGGGGAGAGGTAAGGAGAGGGGGTTGTAACAAGAGATGAACCAAGTAGCAGTAAGAAAACTAACCAAAAGACAGATAGCTTTAGTTGATGCATATGTAGCAAATGGAGGGAATGTCACGCAAGCTGCAAAGACCGCAGGATACGCAGAAGGTGACAGCGGTAGAGTCACAGCACAAAAGGCATTGAAGACAGCACACGTGCAACAGCACTTGATGACAGTGGTGACAGAACAGTTTAGTAGACTTGCTCCTGCAGCTGTATACCAGTTAGCAGGACTGAGTAAGGGTGCTAAGAGTGAGTATGTTCAGCTGGAAGCAAGCAAGGACTTGCTAGACAGAGCAGGGTTCAAGCCAATAGATAGGAGTCAAGTGCAGGTAGCTGGTGACATTCGTGTCTCTATAGACCTGTCGTAATGCAGAGGGGGGGCTTAAAACATTCGGTCACTGTGTTGCAATAGGTCTACCACTAGCATTTTTCTTGAGAAAGGTTCGATATGAGTTTTATTAGTACGATTAAGGGTTCGGAGTTAGATATGTTGAGGAAGATAGTAAAGAGGGTTAACTTCAAGCATCATCCTAAGGAGTTTGTTACTGACTATGAGGCTGACAAGCTTATTGATTCTTTAGCTCCTTCTACTGTGGCTAGACTGTTAAGGGTTGGTCGTGACAGTGGTATTGCTGACAAATGATTGACTTTAAGTACAAGCCTGATGGGGAAGTATTAAAGACCTTTATGAAGGACAATACTTTTTTTCGTGGTATTCGAGGTCCTGTTGGTAGTGGTAAGTCTGTTGCGTGTTGCATTGAGGTGTTTCGCAGGGCGTTAAGTCAGGAGAAGTCTGCTGATGGAATACGCAAGAGTCGGTGGGCTATCATACGGAATACCAATCCCCAGCTTCGAACTACTACAATTAAGACTTGGTTAGATTGGTTTCCAGAGAATGAATGGGGTAAGTTTAATTGGTCTGTTCCTTATACTCATCGCATTAAGAAGGGTGATATAGACCTTGAGGTAATTTTTTTAGCTCTTGATAGACCTGAGGATGTAAAGAAACTGTTGTCGCTAGAGGTTACTGGCATCTGGATTAACGAGGCTAGAGAGTTAGGCAAGAGTATTATTGATGCGTGTACTATGAGAGTGGGTCGTTTTCCTTCTATGCGCGATGGTGGCCCTACATGGACTGGGGTTATTGCTGATACTAACGCACCAGAGGAAGACCATTGGTGGCCTATTATGTCTGGAGAGGTTCCTGTTCCTGACCATATACCTAGAGAACAGGCTAAGATGTTAGTTAAACCTACTAACTGGAGCTTCTATACCCAGCCCTCTGGGATGGTTGAGCTAAAGGATGAGGACGGAGAGATAGAGAACTATGCACCTAATAAGGTAGCTGAGAATGTAAAGAATATGTTAAAGAGTTATTATCCTAATCTAGTACAGGGTAAAACAAAAAGCTGGATTGATGTGTATGTTATGAATAGACTAGGCACAATCCAAGACGGAAAGCCTGTATATTCTATGTTTGTAACTGACACACACGTTGCTAAAGAAGAAATCCCAGTGGCTGCTTCTCTGCCTCTTTATGTAGGAATAGACTTTGGGCTTACTCCAGCCGCAGTATTAGGACAGAAGGTTCGTGGTAGATGGCTGATACAGTCCGAGATTGTAGCCATAGACATGGGTATCGTTAGGTTTGCGGAAGTACTAAGGGAAGAACTCGCTACACGCTTTCCTGACTGTCCTGATGTTCTTATTTTCGGTGACCCTGCTGGGGATTTTAGAGCGCAGACTGATGAATCTACACCATTCCACATACTTCGAGGGGCTGGATTAAGAGCAGTTCCTGCACCAAGTAACTCTGTTGACCTAAGATTGGAGGCTGTCTCATCACAATTAAACAAAATGTCCGAAGGAAAACCAGCGTTTCTTCTAGACAGAAGATGCTCAACGCTTATAAAAGGATTCGAAGGTGGGTATTCCTACCGCAGAATGGAAGTATCTGGAGAAAGATACGCAGATAAACCAGATAAGAATATGTATTCACACATACATGATGCCTTACAGTACCTACTATTAGGGGCTGGAGAAGGTAGAAACCTTATAAGTAACCAGAAACCAGCGCAAGCTACAGTAGTACAACGCAACTTTGATGTGTTTGCACGAACTAATAAGCCACGAAGAAGACAAGGATTGTGGGCTAGAATGTAATTGTGAGTTGCAAAATTTTTTATTCTGTGCTTACAGAATAAGTAACAAACCTTAAAGGAGAAAACTATGTGCTTACCAAAACCAAAAGTAGACCCGAATGTTGCCGCGCTAACAAGACAACAACAAGCTGATGCAGATGAGGCGGCAAGAGAAGTGCAGTTGGATATATCTGAGCAAAAGCAAGAAGATAAAGATTTAGCTATTACTGAGAGAGCGGCTAAAACATTAAGAAGAAGAGGTGGTTCTAGCAGTAAAAAGCGTTACTCAATGCTTAACCCATCATCAGGAAGCACTTCTAATTTCGGTCAAAGGTTTAGTTAATGGAATCTTCAAGCAACTATGGTGACGACCCAGTTGCCAAGAAGTATATGGATAGATACGAAAAAGCAAAGGTTCTAAGGGAAAACTTTGTGCCTTTGTTCGAGGAGTGTTACGAGTACGCGCTACCTATGAGGGAGTCTTTTTATAGTGAAAGTATCGGTCAAAGAAGAGATGATAAAATATTCGACGAGACTGCTGTGGTGGGTGTACAAGAGTTCGCTTCTCGTTTGCAGTCTGGTATTGTTCCCAATTTTGCTAGGTGGGCTGACCTTGTGGCTGGGTCTGAGATTTCTTCTGAGATTCCTAAAGGAGAGCGTGACCCAATTAACAACGACCTCGATGAAGTAACAGAGTATGTATTTGAAATAATACAGAACTCTAATTTCTCTCAAGAGGTGCATGAATCCTTTATGGATTTAGCTGTAGGCACTGGTGTACTTGTTGTTGAAGAAGGTGATTCCTTAAACCCAGTAGTGTTTTCTGCTGTTCCTCTGCCTCATGTTGTCCTTGATACTGGGCCAGATGATAAGATTGACCATGTATTTAGGGAAAGAAAGAAGATTAGGTTTGACCAAATACCTCAGTTATACCCTAATTCTGCCATGCCACCAAAGATTGCTGACAGGATTAGTAACGCTGGAGACCAAACAACTACATTATTAGAGCTTGTTTGTAGGGATTATAGTACTAAAAACGAAGAAGCTTACCTACATTACGCTATATGTATGACTACAAAGTGTGTTGTTTACTACGAAAAGATGTCAGGTGTAGGGTCTAATCCTTTTATTTGCTTTAGATGGAGCAAGTGTGCTGGTGAAGTATACGGTCGTGGCCCACTAATGAACGCTCTTAGTGCAATTAAGACTACTAACTTAACTATCGAGCTTATCTTGGAAAATGCACAGATGTCTATCTCTGGCATTTACCAGATGGAAGATGACGGTGTGGTTAACGTAGATACTATCCAGCTAGTTCCGGGGTCTATTATACCAAAGGGTATAGGCTCTGCTGGATTGCAACCTATACAAGCCGCTGGTAACTTTGATGTAGCGCAGTTGGTACTAAGTGACATGAGATTGAATATTAAACGTGCATTATACAACGATATGTTAGGTAATCCTGACAGAACACCAGCTTCAGCAACCGAAGTTGCAGAGAGAATGGCTGATTTATCACGCAGAATGGGGTCTGCATTTGGTAGATTACAGGCAGAATTAGTACAACCTGTGCTTCAAAGACTAATATATATTCTTAAAAAGCAGGGTAGAATAGAAATACCTGTAGTAAATGGTAGAGAAGTTAAGGTAAAATCTATATCTCCACTAGCACAAGCCCAAGCAAACCAAGATATAAGTTCAGTATCTAGGTTCTTAGAACTAGTTGGTGGTGTGTTTGGCCCAGAGATGTTAAACATGTTAATTGATAGTGAAGAAACAGCAGTTCATTTAGCTAAGAAGTTTGGTGTTCCTGATGCTTTGATTAGAGATGAAGAGCAACGCAAGCAAATTGCAGAAGCTGCGGCACAGATGGCTCAGATGCAACAGATGCAAGGTCAGCCTCAAGGTCAACCAGAAGAACAGGAGCAAATGATTGCCCAGTAAAGTTAATATTGGAGTTGATGGTTTTCAAAGAGATACCAATACAGATACACAGATAAGTAAAAATATAGCTTCCTTGCTAGAGTCTCCCACTGGCAAGGAAGTCTTAAAGTATTTACGCTCTATAACAATAGAGATGGTAAATGGCCCGAATGTTACAACTGAGGAATTGCGTCATTTGGAAGGTCAGAGATATATAGTTGGTCTTTTAGAGAGGCGCATACAACATGCACATAGGAAAAATCAATGAATGAAACATTATTAGATACACAAACAGAAGAAGTTGCAGAAACAACTGAGGCAGTAGAGCCAGTAGAAACTACTGACAGACCAGAATGGTTGCCTGAAAAATACAAAACAGGTGAAGACCTAGCCAAAGCTTATAAAGAGCTAGAGTCTAAGCTAGGTAATAAAGATGAAACTCTTCGTAAAGAAATAGAAGAAGAGTTTAATAGAACTAAGTATGAGAATCGTCCAGAAAACAAAGGTGATTATACATTACCTGAGAACATAGACGAAGGTGAGGCTATTGAAAGTGAGCTGTTACAGTGGTGGTCTGAACATTCATTTGAGAATGGTTATGGTCAGGATGTATTTTCTGCTGGTATTGAAAAATATATGAACGCTATTGCTGGTAATGAAGTTAACATTGACGATGAGATGATTAAACTAGGCGACCAAGCTTTAGATAGAACTAATGCAGCTAGTGCATTTGCTAATAAGTTTTTCCCTGAGGAGTTAATGCCAGCAATAGAACGCATGGCAGAGACCCATGAAGGTATTGTTGCCTTAGAGCATATTATGGAAAACATGAAAGGCGCGTCATTAAATTCTACTACAGATTCAGTAGATAAAATTAATGAGTCTGATTTAAGAACTATGATGCTTGACCCTCGATACCACAATGTAAGCCAGCGTGACCCTGCTTACGTTAAGACTATAGAAGACGGATTCAAGAAGCTTTATGGCTGATTGGCTTATGAAGCAGGGGCTTTTAACCCTAGTTCCTGCTCATATGAAACACGTTATTCCTCTTTCAGAAACACTTAGTGAAGAAAATAAGTTTGAGTTATCTCTATTTAACAGAGAACCTTTAGATTTCTTTATGGAATTTGTTAGAAAAAAGAATGTTTATGTGGTTGAGAAAGATAATAAACCACTAGGCATTGTAGGTGTAGAGCCTGACGGCTATCAAACTGGGCTAATGTGGGCAATGTTTGCAGAAGATATGCAGAAAAATTGGTTTAGTTTTTTAAAAGCATCCCCAAAGTTAGTAGAATTTCTACATGGAAACTATTATAAACTTAATATGAACATATTAGAAAGCAATGAGCGCATAATACAGTGGGCAATTTGGCTTGGATTTGACGTTGATGTTGTAGTTGATGGAGAAAATATTAATTATGTTCATTTTGTGCGTTGCAATTTGTCAAAAAAAAATGTTTATAATTTAGAATCACGGCCTGTAATACATTGAGTAGCCCTTTTGGATACCTACAATGACCATGTGAAGCAGACACCCACGATATAAATAATTGTGCAAATTAATGAAAGGTAGCTGTAATGGCAAACTCAATAGACACAGCCTTCATCAAACAGTTCGAGTCCGATGTGCATTTAGCGTATCAGCGTATGGGTTCTAAACTGCGTAACACTGTCAGAACTACTAACGTAACTGGCAACATAGCAAGGTTCCAAAAAATCGGAACAGGTGAAGCAACAACTAAATCTCGTAACGGTATGGTAACTCCAATGGAGCTAGCCCACACAACCGTTGAAGCAACAATGGCTGACTTCTATGCCGCTGAATATATTGATAAACTCGATGAGTTAAAAACCAATATCAATGAGCGTCAAGCAGTAGCTCAATCTGCAGCTGCGGCCCTTGGTCGTAAGACAGATGCTATTATTGTTGCGGCCCTAGACGCTGGCGCAAACTCTACTCAAATACATGATACAAGTTCTGCTGTTCAAATAGCTGATTTACTATCATTGTTTGAAACAATGGGTGCGGCAGAAGTTCCAGAAGACAACCAAAGATATTTGGCAATGCATCCTAAAGGTTTTGCAGACTTATTCTTAATCGAAGAGTTCGCATCATCTGATTATGTAGGTGAGCAAAATCTTCCGTTTGCTGGTGGAATGACAATGAAGAACTTCTTAGGTCTTAATATTTTCTCAACCAGTGCAATTGCTGGCGGTAAAAATATGGCTTATCACACTTCAGCTATTGGTCTTGGTATTAATGCTGATGTTTCTACAGAGGTAAATTATATCCCTGAGAAAGCTTCTCATCTAACCACTTCAATGATGTCAATGGGGTCTGTTGCGATAGACGACAATGGTATCTACGAAGTTCTTGACAATAACGGCTAGTAAAGAAAGGACTTTAAAATGGCTTATGCAGCAAGTGGACTAATTAGATTAGCTGGAGGAAGTGGATTTAACTTCTGGGCGTATCAAACGGTCGACGCAATCGCAACTGTTAATAGTGCAGGATACTTTAACAACGCGGCAAATATGCTTAATATACGTGACGTAATTCTTGTAGCGGACAGTAATGCTCCGACATCAAGTTTTGTTACTGTGTTAAGTAATACTGGTAGTGTTGTAGACGTTTCTGACGGAACTGCTATAGCAGAAACAGACTCTGATTAGAGGATTGGGGGGTTTAACAGCCCCCCAAATTACATATGGCAACACCAGCAAATTCATCAATAGATGTATGTTCGAGGGCTTTAATCTTAATCGGTGCAGAGCCTATAACTTCATTTGAAGACTCTACTAATGAGGCACTTGTTGCTTCTAATATGTATGAGGATATAGCAAGGGCGGCATTAACTAATTGTCGATGGCGTTTTGCAACAGAACAAGCAGTATTAGGTTTACTATCTGATGCTCCTACAGGGCGATATGATGCCGCGTATCAATTGCCGTCTAATTTAATAATGTTACATGCAGTAACTGTAGGTGATTTTCCAATAGAGTATCAGACATACGGTGATAAAGTATTCTGTGATTCTAGCAGTTCTGAAATTTTAATTGCTGATTATACATTTAGGGCAGTAGAAGTAGACTGGCCTTCGTATTTTACAATAGCAGTTGAGTATACATTAGCTAGTATGTTTGCAGTATCAATAGCTAGAGATACAGCTATGGCTAACATGATGGACACAAAAGCCGCAGTGTCTATGGCTAAAGCTAGAGCAAGTGACTCTCAGCAACAAACAAATAGAAAATTTAATACTAGTAGGTATATTACTCAAAGGCGTAGTTAATGCGAAAAGTTCGAGTACCAGTAAATAATTTTCAGTTTGGTGAAATAAGTCCGTCAGCAATATCAAGAACAGACTCCGCTGTGTATTCAGCTTCAGCTCAACGTGTAGAAAACTTTCTGCTTAGAAGTGAAGGAGGTGTAATTAAACGTGCTGGCACTGAAAAAATATACGAGTACGATATTACTGTAGAGCAAACATCATTTACAATTACAGTAGCTGACTATGCTAACATTGCTGTTGGCACTCAAATAAAGTTTTTTACACATGATGGAACAGAAATTACACTAGAGTCTGAAGCGGTTGGAGCTGGTACTCCTACTGCCGCGTCTGGCAATACTCATTATTATAAACCTAATACATCTAATAATGTAACGGCAGACCTTATTTTTGCAGCTATAAATGCAATATCAGGATTTACAGTAGCCAATCCAGCAGCGGCAGTAGTAACTGTTAAAAGAGATTTTCCTCAATCTGGCACTAATTTAACAGTAACAACAGCAGACAGCACACGATTAGCTGTAACAAATTTTACTGGTGGTGCTGATATGCAAAGTAGATTAGTTCCGTTTATATTTTCAGATGGTTTTCAATATATTGTGTCTATAGAAAACGCTAAGTTGAGAGTATTTAGAGTATTACAATCAACAGGTGTTACAAGTTTAGTAGCTACATTAACGGCTGATGCAGATAGCAATGCAATTCCATTTGATGATGAGTATATAAATGAATATTCATTTGCTCAAAATGGAAACACAATGTGGATATGTCATACACTTTTTAAACCACGTTTATTAGTAAGGACTAGTGCAACTGCTTTTCAGTTGGAAGTAAAAGTATTTGATACATTAACGTCTGACTCTATTGTTACTGATACATTCCAACCATATTACCCTTTCCAAGATACTGGCGTAACTTTAGCAGTTAACGCTACAGCTGTTGGTACAGGTAAGACTTTAACAACTAGTGCATCTTATTTTGTATCAGCTCATGTTGGTACACGAATAAAGTATGGTAACTCAGAAATACTTATAACAGCAGTTACTAATGGCACTACTGCTACAGGAACAATATTAAAAGTATTACAACAAACATTAATTAATAACGCATTTAGGACAGCATCTGGAAGTGCAGTAATAGAAGTTACTCATATAGCCCATGGTTTTGTAGGCGGTGAGACTATTGTTATTTCTGATGCTGCGGCTGTTGGCGGTATTGCCGTAGGTAATTTAAATAATTCAGAAGCTATCTTGGCTATTATAGATGAGAATACATACACATTTACAGCTAACGCTGATGCTAATGCTAGTGAAGATGGTGGTGGTGCTTCTATTAAAATTACTACTGGTGCGGCTACATTGGATTGGCAAGAGCAAACTTTTTCTTCTTTGAGAGGATTTCCTACAGCCGTTACTTTCCATGAAAATAGATTAGTATTTGGTGGAACAAGCTCACAGCCTGATGCTATATGGATGAGCAAAACAAATGCTTACTGGAACTTTGATGTAGGTACAGCAAATGATTCTGATTCAATACAATTGATTG